TTATTTGCGCGGAATTCTGGGCTTTATGGTCAATTCAAAGTTAGGCTCATTCAGATGACCGCGCTTATTTTTTGTTAATTTCTTGTATTCTATAGATTCTATGAGTAATTTCAACAATCTGTTGCGTTCCGGAATAGATAAATCCCAATAACAGGAAAGCAGATCTTCACAAGCCGGCAGGAACTGTTCTATATTGGCTTCTCTTTGACGTTCCTTGTCAAGTTCGAGTTTCAGCTGGGCAACGTTTGATTGAGCTTCAGAAATTCGGCTTTGCAAACTGGCAGATCGCTCAAGGAAGACTTCTGTTGAGTAGACACCTTGTTCAAGCAGATCATACATGGTTCCCTTTTGCCGTAGAAGTTGATCGAGTGTCTGTTGAGCTGATTCCAAAAGAACTTCTTTTTCCGGAATGAGACTCTTACTTGGTGTCTGACCACTCAGACGATATCCTTCAACCCAGTCAGAAAGCGCATTATAAACTTCTCGCTCAACAAGATCCAAAGGACTGCCAATGGTAGGACAATCATATGTACTGCACAACATCAGATCATAAGGAACACGACTGGCAGTTCCGGAAGGCGGCCGACGAATCATTTTCTTTTTGCACTCACTACAGACAATGATTCCTGCAAGCGGATTTTTGATAATGTTAGAACCGGCAGGCTTCGGGGATCCGCAGCCAAGATAACTCTGAGCTTCTGCAAATACATCGTGATCGATCAAGCGCGGATGCCGACCGGAAACAATGGTATAGTCACTGGTTCTCGGACGTGTGGTTGTGAGAACGCCATTTTCAACCGTTCTGACCACTTTTCGTTCGCCAATCTTGACACATTGATCATACACAACATTAGAGAGGATTCCGCGGACTGTGCTCTCGCTCCAAAGTTTGGAATTACGCGGCTTTGTACCGTAACTGTTTAAAGTACGAGTGATTGACCGGATACCAACACGTTCCGGACCGGTAAACATAGAAAAGATAAGTCTCACAACAGGAGCCTCGTTTTCATCAAAAGCAAGAGTCCATCCCTTCTCTTTTTCAAGTTTCGTTCTCCGGAAACCGTATGGTGCGGAGTTATATGGCCACTTTCCCTCAGAGATAGCAGCATAACGTCCATTCTGCATTCTGCGCTTGATCGTCTTATATTCACGCCGACTCATGAATAATCCAAACTCAAAATACTCTTCATCGAATTCATTGGCCGGATCATAGGTTTTGGAAGGAGTGATGATTAGTGTGTTGGAATACTGGAAAGCTCTCTGTACAACTCCCTGATCGATCGTATCACCACGAGCAAGACGCTCTACTTCCATAACAAGCACACCGTCCCAAAGGTTTTGTTCTACTTCGCGAAGCAACTGTTGCATAACAGGACGCGCAGCTATAGTTTCTCCGGACACAACTTCTCGATAAATATTGCTAATAATAAGGTTGTTTTTCTTAGCAAGAGAGAGAAGCGCACGTTCGTGTCTGGCAAGAGTTTCCCCTTCACCATGCTGCTCGGCTTCAAGATCCTTTCTTGATTTCCTCAAATAAATACAATACGACATGATATCACCTCCGTATATATTATGTAAAAAAGTACAAAAATAACAGCCATACACAGAACGTAAGTTCTGATTGTGCGACTGCACCGAAGATGATACAATATTCTTTGGTAAGACAGTATCTCTTCGGAGTTACTAAAGCACATTGGCGTGTGCTTCCCCAGTTGACCGTTCCTGTTGGCGCAGGAGCGGTTTTTATTTAAGATATAAAGCCATCATCTTTCATCTGGAATATCTTTTTGTGTAGTGTTATCGTTGTCTTGAAACTTCTGGCCATCAAGAAGAACAAAGCTCCGAATATAATAAAGAAAGCACCGATTCCAACAGACGTTGAGAGTCCGGCAAGTCCGAAAGCCAGTAAGACAACTGACATGATCATGGCGATTACACGGCACAATGAGAATGTAGAAATTTTTGTGCGTTTTCCATTTGCTTTTATGATTGAATCTCTGTCCCGATCAAGTACACATCCAGCTTGAACAAGCGAAATGTATTTTTTCTTCTCACTTGATGTCAGCACTTTCTCAAGCTTAGATGGAATCCGTACCTCAGGGATTTCTGCGGCAGATCCACTGAAAGAACTGTTGGAAGATGAACGCGATCCATTTCCACCGATCCCACGATATACATCACCGACTCCCAAGGTTGTCTTGTTATAGACTTTATTGTATGCTGCCTTCTTCGGATCCTTTATCCATCCGACACCTTTCTGCCCGTATCCAGGAGACACGGATTTCTTAACAGCTCTTTTTACTTTTCCAGTTGTCCGAGCTTTAACACTCTTCTTTAAGTTCGGAGTTCTCATTCCTACTTTCATCATTATCACCTTTTCCTTCATGCAGGCATTGCAGCGTTTTGCAGATTGCCTGAATATCATCGTCTGACAGTTTGTCAAAATTGTTCAGCTGGCTCTGTATCGAGCTGATCAGTATATCTTTTGTAGCAGATTTTTCTTCATCAGTTGTCTTTTGAAAGAAAACTGCTGTGATCGTGCTAGTCAGAGAGCCAATCAGACCGATCCCAACAAGCATAAGTACAGTTGCTATGATTCTTCCGGGAATTGTTGATGGCGAAATATCTCCATATCCAACAGTTGTCGCTGTAACAAAACTCCACCAAAAGCCATCTGAAAAGCTCATTCCTTCCGCATAATGGATGGATATTCCACCGATTGCAATACAGATCAGCGTTGCTCCGACCATATACTTAAATCCATTCAAGTCAAAGAAGAACTTTATATGTTTGTAGAGCCTTGCAAATCGCGCAGATGCTTTTGCCAGTTTTAACAGTTTCAGCATCTTGAAAATTTTGAATACCCTGAACACCTTGAACAAAGAGTTAAACGGAATAATTGCAATTAGATCCAGTATGTTATTCCGGAAGAACTCTTTTTTATTTTTAGCAATCAGTAATCGTAACGCATAGTCTGCGATAAATATTGCATTGATCACAAAGTCAATGTCGCGTTGAACTGCGGAACATCCAGTTGTCATGTCACAGATTGCAAAGTAGACAGCTACGATTGCAAGCCCACTGAAAAGGAGATCATACAGAACTGAAAGTCGTTCTTTATGTTTCATAAAATAAATTCTCCTGATTTTAATTGATATAATAAGTATCCCATCTCTGCACAAGAACAAATGTTCGACAAAACCATTGATTTCTAAATTCAAATGTCGTATGATGAAATCAAGGAATTTCGAAGAGTGTTCTTGCTGGGAACGGAGGGACTACATAATGAGCAATGTATCTAAACAACTTATCATAGGAATGGTGAAGAAAATTGACGATTCAGATGAAAAATTTCTTCGCCAGCTCTACACCATCTTAAAAAGACATTTAGAAAGAAGGAAGCATTAGCTTCCTTTTTTTATGTTCTCTCGCAATTTGGCACTGAAATCACGGATTACTTCCTTTGATTTAGGAGACAATTCATGATATGTGTGCATGATTTCCTTAATCAACTTATATAAATCGTTATCACTGTCTTCAAGCAATTCAGATACATAAGCAGCTTCTTCATCTTCTTCAGGAAGTTCTAAGAACATATCACCAGCTCCAGATCGGAGCCATTCCTCATTAACATTGAATGTTTTGCATATAAGAGCTATTGCGGAATCACTTGGAATGCTACGTCCCATTTCATAAGTGGCTACAGTATTACGTTTAACCTTTATTGATTCTGCGAACTCTTGTTGTGTCAGCTTTAGAACTTTTCGAAGTTCTTTAATACGTTCGTTCATTTTGCACCTCCCTTCGCTATGAACATATTATAACACACAGTGCCTGAATGCACAATAGAAAATGTTGAAACAATCAACAAAACAATACTTGACAAAAGTTTTATGTCGACATATAATTGTTTTACAATCAACACGAAAGAGGTGAACAACATGAGTGAAGAACAGAAAAGATTAATTGAAGAAACTGTAGAGAACCTAAAGCATTTAGACAAAGAAAGCCTCCTGGTAGTAAAAGGAAGCGTAGAAGTGCTCAAGGCAAGAGACGCAATGGAGAAAGATGGTCCAGAGAAGAAAGTGGGGTGAGAAGAGATGAGAAAAGATAGAAAGAAAAAGAAACCGTCAAAAATAACGGTTTCAGATGTAGCAATGGTCGTTTCAATATTAGCACTATTATTCCAATTCTTTTGTCATGTCATACTCCCAAGAGTGATTTGACAAAAGCAATTACTTCAGAATGATGAATTGCAAACTCAATGAAAGCACCAAATGCTGCGATACCAATAGAAATCCATCCTTTGATATCAGCCTTTTTGGATTTCTTGTATGCAAGATCAGCACAAGTCTCTGCAGATTTAGAAATTTTCTTGGAATCAGTAGCGAGTTTGTGCGTTGATTCGGCAAGATGTTTGGAGGAGTCGGCAGATTCTTTAGCGGAGTCGGCAATAGCTTTCACAGATTGTTGAAAAGCATCATTGCTTTGTCGGCCGTAGAGATATCCTTTTCCAAGTTCTGTTATAGAGATACTTGAAACAACAGGAAAGTAATTGGTGTAGATAGTCATATGTTCTTCGATAAGTTTGTAATGCACCAACTGAGATAAGCAATCTTCGGATAGTTCTGAAACATTAGTAACTAATGAGTTAGGCTGGGAACTTATGTATTTAAGAAGTTCGTAAGAGTCAGGGCTTAATAAAATCGAATTATCCATAAAAACTCCTTTGTATGTACTCAGCTCTAGCGGGAGCCTGTAAGAAAAGTATAGGAGAAGAAATAGAAAATAGCAAGCGAGGAGAGAAGAGATGAAAAGAAAAATAGATTGGGCATCGTTTCCAGAACGACACCCGTGGCTTCCAACAATTATTTCAATTATCGCATTAATCGCTGCATACACCAAAGGATAATGAAAGATAGGTGATAAGAGAATGAGTAAGAGATATGTCAACTATGATTTCTATGAAAATGGTATTGAAGAAAGTGTGAATGGAGAAAAAGTAAATCAAATTATTGAGGAAATCATAGAAATCATGCGAAAAAACAAAATAACAGTAGGTACTGCACGAACTATTTTAGAAGATACGATTTCCTCAATAACAAAAGACACAGTTATCACATAGAACGTTCTAACATTTCACGTAAGGTTTGGACTTCTCTTTCGGTTTCAGGAAGTGTATGCGAACTGTTTCGTGTTACCGGAATATGTATGTAGTTTTTTACATTTACAGTTATCTCCTCAGAATATGAGAGCTTTCCAAAAGAATATTTGATATTAAAACTCACATTATCAACAGGAAGTTTCGTCATGTCATATTCTAATAATTTTGATTGGCCGGGAGCAAGAATAATTCCTTCAACAAAATCAAATTGAGAACATAGAAGAGCAAATTTTTGAGTGGTTTCTTTCAAAATAGAATCATATTTAAAAGTGGTAATTTTAGCGGGAGATGCTCCAAAGTTCTTTAATACAAAGTAGCTAGTCTGTTCACAGACAGTAATGGAATCTATATACATAGAGACAATTGGCCTAGAAGCAGATTCTAACATTTTGGAGTTCTGATGCAAAGTTGCAAGAGAAATAACAATTGCGACAATGCTGACTACAAGAGAAGCAATGATTCCTAAAAGTTGAATTTGATCGGAAACAGGTAGGCTATTGTAAGAAACATATATAGCCTGGAAGAATGCTGGTATTAGTTTCATAAAAAACTCCTTTCTTTACATACTCAGCTCTGGCGGGAGCCTGTAAGGAAAGTATAGGAGAAAAAATAGAAAATAGCAACAAGTACAAACCGTAGCACATAAACTTTTCTAGGAGGTGATGCAGGTGATCGTAGAGATCAAAAAGACAGAAAGCGGATGCACATATAAATTCGATGATTCTGCTTATCTGGGGAAAAGCGAAAAAGAGCATGAAAAAGTGATCAATGATGTATCAACTATCATAAACGAGCATCTGAGATCAAGAAAGGATAAAACCGCTTAGGCGGTGGAAAGAAGGACAAGCATGGAGGATTGTTGCTACTGTCAACACAGAAACAGTTGTATGGAACGCAGCCGCTGTTATCCGTGCACATCATACAAAAAAGGAAGGAGGAAAAAGGAATGCAACAGAGAGAATTTGCTTTATACAAAAGAAGGTTACTGAGTCTGATCCCGGGAAAATTGCAGGACATTCCGAACAGGGAAGTGAAGATCAAGTTTTTTCGATCCAGCCTGATTGAGCAGATCGAAAAGGAAAAGGACTGGCAGTTCACCGGGGAACAGACAGCAGAGCTGATCCGGATGGCAATCTATCCGGATCTGAGATCAGAGGAAGAGCGGATGCAGTATGAAGATTTCCTCATGAATGGATTGGACAGAGTTATGTCAGAGAATGAGAAATGAGCCAGAAACGAGGAAGAAGGGAGAAAGACCACATATGGATTATCAGATGGACGAAAACACAGGAACTGGGCTGCTGCTCTGGGACATGGGAAGAAGCGGACGAGTACGCCAGGAAGAAGAACAAAGGAGATTACATCATATTAGAATAAGTCTTTGGCGAACAAGATTTATTACAGGGATAGGAATGCTTGTTGGACTCTTCTATGCTTCCGGAGCAGCAATTACATATTCCATATCAGTCAAAGTGCCAGGGTCAACGCTGGAGCGCGTCCTGATCGGACTGGCTGTATCAGCAAGCTTCTACGCGCTGAATTCGATTGCAAGGACGCTGGAAAAACAGATAAAAAAATAACACTTCCGGAGGTAACGGAAGTGTTGAATGCAAGACTTTTGTCTCGCAGATATTAAAGACATTATTATCTTAACATCTATGGGGCAGGAAGTCAAGAAAAACGGGGATTCTGCCCCATTTTAATACTCGATTAAGATATTAAAGATAGAGGTATACGATGGCAACGAAGAGAGTAACACACACCTTCCGGAAAGGAGACATCCTGGAGGTGAAGGAATACCATGATGGCAGGTATGGAGCAAGGGGACTGCCAAGAGAAAAGAAGAGAAAGCCTACACCGGAGCAGATGGCAGTAGTGAACGCCATGAATAAGGCGGAGACAGCCAGACATAGATTGTTGGAGTACTTTGGCAAGGAGGACTACTTCCTGACGTTGACGTACAGAGTCGAGGCAAGACCTCCGGACATGGCGAAAGCAAAGAAGGATTTCACGAATCTGATAAGTAAGCTAAGAACAAGATACAAGAAAGAACAGATCGAATTGCGCTGGATCCGGAACATTGAGAAGGGAACCAAGGGAGCATGGCACATTCACATGGTCATCACCGGATGCCGGGATACGATCCGCTGGGTGGAGGAATGTTGGCCACATGGTGGAATCTATGCAGAACAACTGGAGAAAAGCAAATACTACGAAGAGGATTTCTCACAGCTCGCATCCTACATCACCAAAAACGAGAAGGTGGGAGAAAAGAGGGAGGATGGAAAGAGGGACAAGCCAAGACTCAGCGAATCCAGTTACAGCACTTCGAGGAACATGCCACTGAAACCACCAAAGAAGAAAAAACTGGCAAGATGGCCAAAAGAGATCAAACAGAAGACCGGCTATTACATTGCTAAGAGCTATGAAGGAATCAATCCGGCTACAGGATTCAAATACCGGAGATATACATTGATCAGGCTGAACAGGAGGATTTGAAGAATGAAGACGGTGAAGATCTACATAGAAACCACGATCACAGGACCGGCAGCACCAAAGAGAGGAGGATATGCTGCAGCCTTAACATTTACAAGGAGAAACGGAGATATTGAAGACCGATTCCTGAAAGGAGAAGAGGAAGGAACAACTTATAACCGCAGCGTGCTTCTGGCAATGATCTATGCACTGCAAAAGCTTAAAGAACCATGCAGAGTTGTGTTCTACACGAGGAACACGTACATCAAGAACATGATACTGGCAGATAATCCAGAAAAGTGGAGACGAGCAGAGTGGAAGAAATCAGATGGAAAAGGCATACAGAATCAAGATCTGTGGAAAATGTTCTTGGAAGAGAGCACAGAACACGAAATAGAAATTGTGTATGAAAAAGACAGCGAGTATAAGGAGACGCTACAAGCGTACTTACAAGGAAAAGAGGTATAAAGATGTTTGATAAATTTGGAGAATTTGATTCTTACGAGGAGATTAACCGTGCGGCCAAAGCACAGTTAGAAGAGGGGGACTTAGAAGCGATCAAGACAATCGCAGAAGAGAACGGATTGGATCCGGAAGACGCAGAGGACTTTTGCACCGGTGCAATCGAGGAGCTGACAACACCGAGTCTTGCAGCTATGGGAAAGCTGGAACTGGAAGCAAAAGATCTGAGTCTGACAGGAGCATTGAGAGACTGGACGGATTTTATCGAGCAGTTATGTTTAGAGGATGAAGAGATGGCTCTTGCGGTCAGAAGAAAAGAAAAGTCATTGAAAGACTGTATGGCTCTGATCTTAAAAAATGCATTTAACGACAAAGCACAGTTGGACGACAGGATCACAAAGGCAGCAGGATTGACACCACCGTTGTATATAAGCATACCGGGAAAGGCACAGATCAAAGAGATTGTGAGGAAATATTACCTGGGTGAGAAGAAATGAGAGTATACAAAGGGTTCAATAAAAAAATTCAGGCAAAACACGGAAAAGGGACATTCCAGTACGAGAAAGGGAAGACCTACAAAGAAGAGAAAAGCAAAACAAGATCAACTGGATTCCATGCGGCGGAGTACATCCTGGATTGCCTGCAGTGGTATCCGATCAATGGAAAGAACAAATTCTTTCTGTGCGAAGCTGGCGGGAGTATAGACGAAGAAGACGGATGTTCAATGGTCGTATCTACAGAGCTGACATTATTAAGAGAACTGACACTTATGGAGATTGCAATGGCAGCAATGGAATATATGATCATCCATCCGAAGAGAACGTGGGAGAAAAGAGAAAGAGGTGCATACGCAGAAAAAGAGAGGTCAAAAGCGATCGGAGAGACAAAGATAGCGATTGCGAGGGGAAAACATCCGGAAGTGAAAGGCGAATACGGAACAGTGATCGGACTGATCGTAGAGGATGAGAAAGGCAAGCCAGTGGCAGCAGGCGTGAGGAATGTTGACGGAATACAAGCGAAAGCACATCAGATCTATTCCATGACAGAAGAAAGAGAATGGGTGGAGGTGCAGAAATGAAACGAAAAGCGATTGAACGCATTAAACCAAAGAAACCGGCAGGAAAAGGACTCACAGCCACGCTACAGGAGTTGGGGGAAATCCTGATCCTAAATATCTATCAGGCGAAGGAACTGCTGGTACGGTACTGTATCAACTGTGAGACAGGGGAACATGAGTACTGGAAAGAGCAACATGGGTGGAGAAAAGGCGGCATCCTGAATGCACTGAACGAGGACTGGCGAGACTGGGAATGGAGAATATATGACGATTATCCGAAACTGCAGAAGAAAGACGCAAACAGGATCAAAGAATTGATTAGACACAGAGCGTGGAACAACAGCCCGTGGGAGAGAATCAACGGATTGGAACATAGCTATAACAGCGAGATCAGGGAAAGATGTGAAACAAACCGGAAAATAAAACTCATGAACCTGATGAGAAAAGTTCCAGGTCGTCCGAAGAATCTAAGAGAATGGTTCTTTGAACAGGCAGCAGGAGAGGATTACATGTTCCGGAATAGGGAAACGAAAGAATTTGTCTGTACGAACTGCGGGGAATCCAGCTGGCCGGAAGAAATCAAACGACGGGATGGAGAAAAGAAGATCCGGCACAATGATATGGTATTCTGCCCTTCCTGCGGAAAACTGGTGAGGGCAAAGACAAGAACAGACCATATCGAACAGAAATGGAAGAGCTGCTATCTCATCCAGCCGGTAGATGAAGATACAAGCGTGCTTCGGATCATAGAAGCAAAGGTCGGATGGGACAATGGAAGACATTATGTAGAGCTTGGAGATGAAATCAGAATTTTATTGTACAAGGTCTACTCCAACAGAAAATTGAAGAAGACATACATGATCTATTACGAGGACTCCTGGGATGGATGGACAAAAGGAAACCGGAAAAATCTAAGAGCAAGAGAAGGTTACTTGTATCCGGGAGAATTTGGCCAGATATTAGACGGAACCACTTACAGCGAAGCAACAAGAGTCCTGGAGCATTTATCGAAGACGGGAATGGAACTGAACTACAACAGACTTGTGGCAGGGACAGGACAGATGAAAGGATATGCACAGAAGATCGAGTACCTGGCAAAAGGACGCTTTTGGAATCTGCTGAGAGATACGATCGGCTGTACAGACTATCCGGGATATCCGACACAATACTATGGACCACTGGACATGAGAGAGGAAAGCATTGAGGGAATGTTCAGAATCCAAGACCGTCAGAAAATCAACCGGATTCGTGACGAACATGGTGGGAACAGAATGGTACGTTGGATGCAGTATTCAGACGAGACAGGGCAGAAGATCTCAAAAGAGACAGTACAGTGGATGATGAAGAATGAGATAGAACCAAGCGACATCCGGGGATTGGAAAAATATATGAGTCCACAGAAGATCATGAACTACATCGAAAGGCAGAAAAAAGAGCAGTATGCAGGAATGACGGCAAGAGCTGTTCTTGAAGAATATAAAGATTATCTCAGTATGTGTGAAGCGTGTTGTAAAAATATGGCTGACGAGATGGTCTATCGTCCAAGAGAACTAAAACGCAGACATGATGAAGTCGTTGTAGACCGGCAGCAGATACAGATCTTGAAAGAACTGGAAAACAATGCAGAGGGAAAAGAAGCATATGCACAGGAGATGCGGCAGAAGTTTCCGGAAGCAGAAGAGATCCTGAAAGAGATCAAGAGCCGATATGAGTACGAAGATGAAGAATATAAGATCATTGTACCGAACACGTTAGTGGATATCGTGAAAGAAGGACGTGCGCTGCATCATTGCGCCGGCAGCAGTGAACGATATTTTGACAGGATCGAGAGCAGAGAGACATATATCTGTTTCCTGCGAAGACAGGAAACACCGGGGATCCCATTCTACACGATCGAAGTAGAGCCGGGAGGCACGATCAGACAGCACAGAAGCTATTATGACGAAGAACCGGGAATCGAGGAAATCAGGGTATTCCTGAAAGGCTGGCAGAAGGCAATCCGGAAACGTCTGACAGAGGAAGACAAGAAGTTGGCCAAGATCAGCAAGATCAAGAGAGAAGCCAATATTGCAGAGCTGGAAGAGAAAAAGAATATAAGAGTCCTTCAGGGATTAGCGGAAGATTTCCTTGAAGCAGAAGAGATAGAAAAAGAACTGGAGGCGGTTTGATGGAATTAGTACAGTACCAGGATTATGAGGAATACAAAAAGGCAATGAACACCGTCCTGAACAGAACAGTGGAAGACTTTGTTATGACGGGATATTTGCTGAAGCAGGGAAGAGATACGGATATCTTAAAGAATTCCGGATACAACAATGTCAATGAGTTTGCATGGGCAGAATACAAACTGGAAGCAACACAGGTATCAAGATATATCAGAATCAATGACAGATTCTCGGAGGGTGGTTACTCTCCGAGACTGCAGGAAAATTATAAAGGATTCGGCTATGCGAAGCTGGCACTGATGCTGACGCTTCCGGAAAGCGTAGCCGAAGAGCTGACACCGGCATACAGCAAGTCGGAGATCCAGGCAGTCAAAGAAGAGATTGAAAGCGAAGAGAAGATCACAGATATCGAAGTCATTTTGGAAGGTGAGAAAGAAGAACAGAAAGAACTCGACAATCTGGAAAAGGCAATCCATCAGATCTGCATGGATGAACCGGAACTGTATCTGAAACTGCATGAGGCGGTCAGAAAAAGCGTAGGGACAGGACGGATCAAAGAGGTGTTAGCACCGGACGGGGACAAGCTATACAGTGTAAGACCACAAGGCTGCGGAAGAATTATGCTCTACCTGAACGATGAGAAGGACGAGGTCATACTGCAGGTAGTAAGACAAGGACTGAAAGAAAAGTTTGCCTGGGAGAATATTTTAAGCTATATCGTCCTGATCACAGAAGAGGAAGATGCAAAACAGAACTGGGAGGAACTTTACGGACAGAAATATCCGGAAAAAGAACAGATTGCACCAGTGCAACCGAAGAAAGAGAAGAGAAAGGAGTCAAAGGTAGTAAAGGCGAAGCTGCCAAAACCAAAAAAACCGCAGAAACAGGAAACGGAGAAACCGGTAGAACTTCCAAACGACATTCCAGGACAGACAGAGATCGAGAAAGATTTTCCGGAAATGCTTCCGGAAGCAGGGGAAACAACGGAAATACAGAGCGATTTTATCAGAGCGGGACAGCACAAAGAGGAAAATTGCACCAGTGCAATGCCGGAACCTGTGGAGATTGTGGAAAAACCTGTGGATAATTCAGAGCAGATGGAAGAAAATGCGAGAAACACAGAAGCGGGAGCCAATTCAGAACCGGTGGATAAGTCCGAAGAAGAACAGAATCCGGCTGGCAGCAGATGGGAATACATGAAGACAATGGAATCATACAAGATGGCACTGTATATGGCAGCATCCGTGAATGAGATGCCTCACATGATGCTGAATTCAGCGGAGTATTGGAAGAAATGGTTAGAAGCGGAGGTGGATGAAAATGGAGATGAAATCAGTAAGAAATAAGGTGATTACATTATGAGCATCGATTACTCAGACATGGCATTTCCCAAATTAGCTTGCAAGAAAAAAAGGAAATCGCATAAAAAGAGCATCCTCAAGAGTAGAAGGAGAGTCTGTTATCTCTGCGCGATACTCTATGGCGATTCTTACAAGCAATACACAGAAGAACATCACATCATGTTCGGATCCGGCCAGCGTGAACTATCTGAGGCAGATGGACTCAAGGTAAATCTGTGCCGGAATCATCACAAAGAAGGACCGGAAGCAGTCCACAATAACCGAGAAATGCGGGAACTGCTCTGCAGAATAGCACAGACAGAATATGAGCAGACACATACGAGAGAAGAGTGGATGGCGAGATATAAGAAAAATTATCTATAGTTACCTCCGCTGAATGGCGTGGAGATAAAAGTATGTCACAATACTGCAACATGATAACAAGGACTTCCTCCCTGAATGCGGCAGGGAGGAGAAAGGAGCAGACAAGTGCCAAAAAGACAGAGAGCAACAGCTTGGAAAAGCGAATTGGCTGAGATAAATGCAAAAGCAAGACAAGAAGGAATGAGTTATGGACAGTACGTGGGATTAATGTACTGCGAAGAAAGAGACGAGATGGAAAGAAGGAGAAGATATGACAAAAAAAGACGCAAAAGATTTGGTTGACTGGCTGGATCAGGCAGAAGAGGAAGCAAAAGCAACAATTGCAGAACATGAAAGAATCGATCCTTTTTACGACGGAGTGCTTTCAACGATCCAGACGGTTCGCGAATATATCAAGAAAATGCGTAAGGTGGATGAAGTGGAAGGAGAGAAGCAGATGAAAGAGATTATAACAGCCAGCAAGTTTGAGTATATCGAAGAAATTGAGCCGTTTTTCTGGTGGACAGGAAGCTTGAACATAGAGCAGGCGATCACACACTTGACAAAGCGGTACGATGAAGAGGAAGCACACAATCTGTTGGATGAAAAGTTAGAATTTGTATCTGACTACATGAGAAATAATCACGGAGCTGTCGAGCAGTACGGAATTTACCTTATTCCGGAATTCATGCTTGGATATGATGACATAGAGATTGTGGTTGTAGCGGTATCTGAAAACGAGCGGGCTACGGTGGTATTCTCGGATATTCCGGTAGTTAAGAGAGGCAAGAGAGATGAAGAATAAATATTCTAAAAAGCAATTAGAAGAATTGTATAACTGTGAGATCTTCAAAGATACTGGCTTTGACAGTTGTACAAAGTTTTGGGTGGCGCAAGGTTTACCATTTACGGAAGATGGTGAAGATATATTGTTTACATACGCTGACGGATGGGATTTAAATGAGCTGCATGAAAATATCAGAGAAGAAATCAGAAAAAGTACAATTGTGTTTGAAGGAGAAAAATGACAAGACAAGAGAAAGAGGATCAAGCGCAGCTTGAGTGGCTACGGAAATGGGAAGAACGACGGAAGGAAAAAAGAGACGTGAGAAAAAAGTCACTGTTTTATAAGATTCTAAGGAAACTCGGAATCATAAAGGACTACGAGGAAGACATAAGAACAAGAATGGAAATGTGCGAAAGAGCAATAAAGGCAAATGTATGTCCTGAAGATTGCGATATTTGCGCATGGGACACGAAGGGAGGGAGTGATTACAATGGTTATGTTACGACCAGTAGGGACAATAGGAAACCGTCTGAAGTATCTGCGAAAAATCAGAGGACTGACAAGAGAAGAGGCAGCAGTCAAGCTAGACATGAAGGAGGAAAGACTGCAAGATCTTGAGACGGGAAGAAAAGGACTGACGCTAGGAGAAGCAATCAAATATGCAGATACATATAATGTGTCTTTGGATTACATAGCAGGGAGAAAAAAAGTTGAATATTAAAGATGCAATCAGAATCATTGAAGGGTTGGATACATCCAACAGCGAAGAAAACATCGAAGCAAAGAGGATGGCGATTGATACCATGAGGAAGGAGATTTCAATAAAAGTTCGTAAGGCAACTATTTATTATACCGGAGAAGTGTCATACTGTCCGAAGTGCCGTAGAATACAAGAGGGAAAACAAACTAATTTGAAAACATATTGCTGTGGATGTGGTCAGCTACTGGATTGGAGTGATAATACTTGAAACGAAGTACAGACACAAGAAAGTCCCCAGCAGAAGTCAAGGCAAATATGCAGAACCATTACGGCGAACTCACCGATATGGTCACAGATTTGAAAGCCAGCAAGCACTTTCATCGGCCGGCATACCAAGCAGGCAATCTGATCAAAGCACAGGGGCAGCAGTTATGGCATGGAGATGTAGCAGAATACTTGGCGAGAAAGTACAAGATAGGAGATGGCGGCACCGAATGACATTATTGGAAATTTATGGCATAAAAGAATCTTATAGATTGCCGGATGCAATTATGACGGCGCTAATGTCCGATGAAGCAGAAAGCATGATACAAAAGGTCAGAGCGGCAGGGATATTAAACACGAGGGATATATTCCAAGAAGAGCAGGGAGACCGCAAGACATTGAAGCAGGATTTCACACCGGACTGCATATGCTCCATTGTGGCGAAGCTGATGAAGCAAGGAGACTGCCTAGATATGTGTTCGGGGACTGGTGCATTGAGTAAGGCTGCATCAGTGAAGTGCGGGGATGTCAATGAATATGAATTCAGCGAGAGAGCTATCCCATTCGCACTTTTGGACGCTTGTATAAACGGTATAACCGGATATATAAGCAGGAGCGACTGCCTGAGAGAAAAGACGGTAGAAACGTATCATCTACAGAAGTATGGGGATATAAGCATCCCATGTCGAGTAGAAGTTAAAAGTCCGGGGAAATACGACAACGTGATCATGAACCCACCGTATTCGATGAAATTCGAGGATGCGGGAGATTATCCAATCATGGGTTTTACAATTCCTAAGAGTAAGGCGGACTATGGTTTTCTTCTCAGGGGCGTGAAACATCTAAAGGAAAGCGGACGGTTGATTGCAATCCTTCCGCATGGTGTATTATTCAGAGGACAAGGAGAGGGCAAGATAAGAGAGTGGCTGATCCGTGAAAAGATGATCAATACTGTAATCGGTCTGCCGGACAAGCTGTTCTTAAATACAAACATCCCGGTCTGCTTGCTAATTCTGGAAAGAAATTCGCCGAATATTCTGTTCATAGATGCGAGCAAGGATTTTCAAAAAAAATCAGCTCAGAACGACATGAGAACGGATCAGGTGCAGAGAATAGTAGATGTCTTTGATAGGCGGCAGGATTGCGAGAAATATGCATACGTAGCGTCATATGAGGAAGTTGAAAGAAATGGATATAACCTGAACATTCCAAGATATGTTGATTCGTTTAAGGAAGAACCTCTTCCGGATATTGAAGTTATACTGAGTAACCTGAAAAGGATAACAGAAGAAGAAAGTACGCTACAGAATGAACTGCACAAGATGCTGGGAGATTTGACAGGAGGTAGAGAAGATATGGAACAAGTCAAAAAGCACAGAGAGATCCTGAAGCCACAGAGCAGAAAGAAAGTAGCACAAAAGGAATGTACTGGACAAATGGAGTTGGGTGATTTACTTGAATATACAATGTGAAAAGATCACGATTATTGACATATGCAATGTGGAAAGGGCAATTCCGGGAAAGATATACAAGGCTGGAAGCTGCTACATAAAGCTGAGCGCGGTAGATGAGTTTGTTGGACAGCTTAAAGAGCCGGGAGAGATAGATAGTAGATATGCTGTCCTTGAACCGAAAAAAGAATTAAATACAGCGTATCTGTATATTGCGATAGAACAAAAGTTTCCGGAATTCCTGCGAAGATACCGAACCACTATAAACTTGCAATTTGACGCATTAAATCACTTCGAGATATGCTGGCATAAGGATAAGCGGGCGCAAGAATATGTAGTTAGTATGATTAGTGCGATAGATCGGGAAGTTGATCTGATTGAAAGCCAGATTGCACAGGAAGAAGAATTAAAAAGATGGTATCTAAAAAAGCTGCTAATTTGAAAGCAAACTGGAACATATAAGACGGGAGGTGGTGCCGATGGAAATGAGACTGGAAGAAAACAATGTGAAGAACGAGAACAACCGGAAGAAGGAGTATCTGAGAGGATACAGGAAACACGGGAAGAGGATCAAAAGGATTGAGTTGGAAATCGAAGAAATCAGAAGCATGAAGATGTATCCTTCCATGAGCAATGATGGAATGCCACATGGATCAAACCAGAGCGATCTCAGTTCTTATGCTGCAGAGTTACAGGAAAAAGAAGATGAGCTGTATCTGGAAGGGATAAGGCAAGTACAGACATACAAGGACATAGAACATAGAATCAATAAGCTGGAAAATCAGGACGAAAGAGATGTAATGTTTTACAAATACATTAAGGGATTTGAGTGGTGGCAGATAGCACAACTCATGGACTACAGCGAAAGCTGGATCTACGAACTGCATGGAAGAGCACTGAAAAAAATCAAAATAAATTAAAGAGTGGAGTTCACTGGAGTTATCACTGTGCTAATATGATATCGTCGAAAGACGAACAGATACTTCTACAACACTCCTTGGAAAAGACGCCTGAATGCCAGCGGGTGTCTTTTGTGCGTGAGGGAAAGAAATGACAGACAGAGAAGCAAAAGCATTTTACAACGCAACAGCATGGAAACATAAGAGGGTGCAGATACTTGAGAGAGATCACTATGAGTGCCAGGACTGCAGAAAGAGATTGAAGGATGCAGTGGCAGTAGGTCACATCCTGCAAGGAGAAGACAGAAAGATTAGAAGAGCTGAAGAGGTGCATCATATTGTTGAACTAAAAGAGCATCCGGAGCTGGGACTGGAAGATGACAACCTGATCAGTCTATGTGTGAAGTGTCACAATCTGCGACATGGAAGGACTCCAAGAAGATTCCAAAGAAAGAAGAAGCTTGCGAGCGAAGAAAGATGGTAG